ATGCGGAAGGAGGCTCTGGGAGATTTCTGGACCATCAATCCAATGAAAAACCATGATGTGATTGTATGCGGAGATGTGAAAAGCGTGATAAGTGATGCATATACGATTACGGATCTGCAGAAAGATTTTCAGAAATCCGGAACAGTGTGCAGTCTTTCAGATAATACAGACGTCCCACTGTTAAAGCATTACAAGGTGGTGTGTAAATAATGGGAAATCCATTTAATGTACACTGCCCCAGAGATTTTGTTTTAAAGATGACTGCCGAGGGTACAGTTTCCAATGTAAAAGTATCTTTTAATCCCGGAACACAGGAGAAAATTAACAAAAGGCTGTATGAAGTCCAGCAGATGATTGATAGTGAAGTGCTGCGGAGATGTGATCCATTGGTACCGTTTGATACTGGGACCTTAAAACAAAGTGGAAGTGAGCACACAGAGCTTGGTAGTGGAAATGTAATCTACCGAACGGTGTACGCGAGGAAACAGTATTATATTCCGATGCAGCATGAGAACAATCGTACCGAATATTGGTTTGAACACATGAAGAATCTTAAAGGCAGCGCAGGAGGCATTAAACAAGTGACAATATCAGAATGTATCATCGAATGGCTTGGCGAGTATCAGAAAATGGAGTTTGCCGAGTGTGCGGTTGACCAGATTGAAGCGGAGGATGGCACTTATGCCATCTTCAAAACTCCGAATAAGAATGTTACGGAATATATGGACGGCAGTCAGCTGGTCACAGAATATTTCCAACTGGTAGCACGGAAGTCAACACAGTTAAATCCAGAGCGTGTCAATAATCAGCAGATGCTGGCTAATCTGGAAAACTGGGTAGAAGAAAGAAACATGGAGGAAGATTATCCGGATCTGTCAAAGGCAGGAAAGCTAATCTGTATGGATATCGACGTATCTGATTCCAATTCCATTGTTTCACAGGAAGATGCGAGTGCAATTTACCAGTTATCGATTGCCATCCAGTATTTGAAAGAAAGAGGAGGATGTGAAGCGAATGAGTGAAGCAGTAAAACAGCTTGTAAAAAAGCATAAGATTGGATTGTTTCTGGATCCGGGAACCGGATATAAGCGGATTAAAAAGTCAGAAACACTGACCATTTCCATGAATCCGGAAGAAAATGAGTATGATTATATTGCAGATGAGAATCCGACCACAGAGGTAGACCGGTACAAGCCATCGATTGACCAGGATCTGACTATGTACAAAGGGGAAGATGATTATGAGATGGTATGGCCGTATTTTTATGAACGAAAGACAGGGCAGGAAGCACATATAAAATGCATGATTGTGTTTATGCATGAACCGGCAAGTGGCGGTGGATATCTTGCCTGGGAGACAGATTCCGTATTGTCCGTACAGGATCTTGCAGCAGTGGATAAGAAACTGAACTTTAAAGTAATCTTTGCCGGAGATATCACAAATGGTGTTGCAACCATGAGCGCAGGTGCGCCGACTTTTAAAGCAAGCACAGAGGAGGTAGCAAGCAATGCAGTATGAACTGGTGTACAACAATCTGGGGTATTCGCTACCAAAGTATACAGCGAAGATCAGTAAGGAGATGGAGGAAATTGACAAGCAGAATGCATCCATGTCAGTATCACAGGATCGAAAGTATAAGACCATGTATGATTTTGTCCGGAAAACAGTAGGATCGGAAGCAGCCATGGAGATTTTTGAAACAGATAACTTTGATGAAGTTGATCTGAATGCGATCACTATTTCTTATCTTGGAATCCGTGCGGGATATGACAGACCGTTACTGCAGGCGAAACGTGCAGCAAACAGTATTGCAATTGATGAGAATGACAAAACCGTTCAGACGATCATGAAAATTCTTGAAAAACCGGAAGAACTCAACAAATTGATCCAGACCGTTGACAAGATGCCGAAGAACAGTCAGTCCATGATGGGACGTTTCGGGGCATGATCGATCTGACAGAGAAGTCTCTGCCAAATACCATTCAGGTACAAGGCAGGGATTTTTCTATACACACAGACTTTCGGATATGGATGCGTTTCTGCATTGAGTTCCAGCGGTGGAAAAATGCCGGATGCAGAGGGGTGATGGATATCGCTTATTTATTTTCTGTGGAACCGCCTGCTTTTTACTGCGTAGAAGATTATACCGGGATATTTGATTTTGCTTTTCCGTCATGCAAGGTCCCTAATGGATCCGGCGACGGTGATCAGACGCTTTATTACGAATATGATGGTGATTACATTTATGCAGCGTTTATGCAAAATTACAGGATTGATCTGATGGAAACCAGATTGCACTGGCATAAGTTTTTGGCATTGCTGAAAGGGCTTTCCGGAACAATGCTCAATGAGATTATGGGATATCGTGCTTATACCGGTGCGAAACAGGAAAAACCGGAACAGCAGTATCGGAAATTGAAGTACGCATGGACTCCGCTCCCGGAAGAGACGGAGGAAGAAAAAGAAGCAGAGGAAGAATTTAATCAGTATTTTGGAAGTTAAAAGAGCCTGAGCCACAGCGCCTGCGCCATAGATGAAAGAGGTGCAGGACATGGCAGATGGAAGTTTGCTTTTTGATACAAAATTAGATGAGACCGGTATAGAGTCTGGATTGTCATCGTTAAAAAAGACAATTGCTGCGCTTGGTATTGGAAAAATGCTCAAAGACGTATCTCAGCAGGTCTGGGAAGTTGGCAGCAGTTTTGAAACATCATTTTCCAAGGCAAGCACGTTGTTTGGTGACGTCAGTGTTGATACAGATAATTTAAAAAGTAAGATTGTGGATATGTCAAAACAGACGGGCATTTCTGCGGAAGAACTGAATGAAACACTGTATCAGGCAATGTCCGCCGGTATTCCTGTTACGGAAGATATGGGGACGGCACTGGCAGCGGTGCAGACAGCGGCAAAACTATCTGTTGGTGGTTTTACATCATCGTCAACAGCAATGAGTGGCTTGACGACTGCTATCAATGCTTATGGATTGAGCGCGGATGATGCCAGCAGGATTGCCGATGAGTTTATCCTGGTTCAGAACAAAGGTGTTACAACGGTGGATGAACTGGCTTCCAATATGGGACGTGCGATTTCAACCGGTTCTGCTTATGGTGTGAATCTGGAAAATCTGAACGCTGCATACATTTCACTGACCAAGGGTGGTATCAGCACAGCGGAATCAACTACATATTTGTCATCGATGATGAATGAACTAGGTGACAGTGGTTCAGATGTCGGAAAAGTCCTCCAGGAAAAGACAGGCATGTCATTTTCACAGCTGATGGATAATGGATACAGTCTGGCAGATGTACTGGATATCCTGATGGATTCTGTCAATGGTGATTCGTCAGCATTAATGAATCTGTGGGGAAGTGCAGAAGCTGGAAAAGCGGCCAATGCTATTTTGACACAGGGAACCGATAATTTTAGACAAAGCCTGGATGAACTTGGCAATAGTTCCGGAACAACGGAAGATGCTTACAGCACCATGATGGATACTGCGGACGCAAAAACGAAGCAGGTAAAACAGACAGCAAATGATCTGTTTATTAAAATTTTCGAAGCGGCTGAGCCGGTGATTATGACCGTTTTGAATGGTTTTCAGTGGCTAATCGAAAATGCACAGATATTAGAGCCTTTTTTAGTTGCATTGGGTATTGCATTGGCAGTTTTCCAGGTTCAGGCAGTCATGGCAGCAGCAGCGGAACAAGGGTTGACAGTTGCACAGTATCTTTTAAATGGTTCTTTTTTAGCCTGCCCTTTTACATGGATTATTCTGGGAATTGCGGCACTGGTGGCAGCGTTTATATATTTGTGGAACAACTGTGATGGCTTTCGTGAATTTTGGATAGATTTATGGAACAACATCAAAGAAATCTTTTTTTCGGTATGGGATACAATCAAGTCTTTTTTTACCGAAAAAATACCAGAAATGTTCAATAATCTTATGCAGTGGTTCAAGGAGCTCCCGGATAATATTGCATACTGGTTGGGGTTTGCACTTGGCTATATTATTGCATGGTGTATTACCTTGCCGGAAAAAGCGCAGGAAGCAGGAAAGGCTTTTCTGGAAAATGTGATCTGCTTTTTTAAAAATTTACCTTCCAATATTGAAACCTGGTTGTTGAACGCGGTGACGAAAGTCAGCGAATGGAACTCAAAGCTGCGTGAAAAAGGTGCGGAAGCTGCCAAAGGTCTTCTGAGTGCTGTTGTAGACGGTTTAAAAAACCTGCCTAGCAAGATGCTTGAAATAGGCGGCAATATCGTAAAAGGCTTATGGCAGGGTATTCAGAATATGATCGGATGGTTCAAAGATAAGATTCACAATTTCTTTTCTGGGATTGTTGATGGTGTAAAAGATACTCTTGATATCCATTCTCCGTCAAAGAAATTTGCCTGGATTGGAAAGATGTGTATAGAGGGATTCGAGGATCCATTTGATGATTATGATCCGTATACACCGTTTAACGATGCAGTCAATGCGAATATCGGAACAATGCAGGCCAATATGACAGGCAACAGTGGAGGATTTGATTATGGTTGTTTTGCAGATGCGACAGTAGATGCATTTGAACGTGCTGGATTTACATTCAGAGCCAATAACCGGGAATTGGGAAGATTCGTGAGAGGAGTGAGCATGGCATAATGGAAATTTATTATCAGAACAGTGCAGGTAAGCGGCTGTATCTGGATCGTGGAGCATATAAGATGCTCGCAAAATCCTCTTTATGGGATTACGAGTGGAATTATTCCACAAATAATTATAATGGTCGCCCACAGATGAGTATCAGGCGAAAGTCTACAAAAAGAAACATTAGCGTTGTGGTATCTGCAGGTACTGTAACAGAATGTATGCAGAAGCTCAGTGAGTTATCAGATTTTTTCGATATAGATGTTGTTACAGGAACGGCGGGAAGAATTTATGTTGGATCAGGATATTTGAAGTGTTATGTAATCAAAAGTACAAAATCTGGAAAATACGTTCAAACCAGAAAAACAACGGTCACATTTGATGTGCTACCGGATGGCGAAGACTGGATCTACGAATCAAAGTACACTTTCCAGCCACAGGAAGCATCTGGCAGTGGAAATAACATGGACTATCCACACGATTATCCGTTTGATTATTACAACGGGATGTCCAGCCGGATCCTGTTGAACGAAGCTATCTCGGATGCAGATTTTGAAATGGTAGTTTATGGTCCATGTGAAAATCCGGAGATTCTGATCGGCAGCCACAAGTACCATGTGAACTGCCAGCTGGAGACAGGGGAATATCTTGTCATTAATTCGCTGACAAAGAAGATTTATAAAGTCAAAAACGACGGCGAACAGGTCAATCAGTACAACCTGCAGGACAGGGACTGGTATGTGTTTCAAAAGATTGCTTCCGGAAGTCATTCCGTGTTCTGGAGCGGAATGTTCGGGTTTGACATCACCCTGTATGAGAGGAGGTCTGAGCCAAAATGGAGTTAATACATGCAGATGCTAATCATGTGATGCTTGGAACACTTGAAAGATACGAACTGGATCTGGCTTTCGGATCAGATGAAAACGATTTTGAGTGCACCATGGTAATTTCAGATCATTGTTGTAGAACCGGCGAGTACCTGGCAATGCAGGATGTGGTGGCCGGCCATGTGAAATATACGGAGTACGGTGGCCGGATCGATGGTGTTTGCGTGGATACTGGAAAAGAGACGGTTACCTATTCCGGAAGGACCTGGCAGGGGATACTGTCCAAGAAGATAGTGTGTCCGGATGACGGGCAGGATTATCTGGTGTTATCCGGAGACGCCAATGAGGTGTTGGGATTTCTGATACAGCGCATTGGAGTTGGAGATCTGTTTGAGACACCCAGCGAGAAAGCAGGCATCACAATCACTTCATATCAGATGGATCGTTATATTGATGCATACACAGGCATGCGGAAGATGTTAAAATGCGCCGGCGCAAAACTGGTCATGTATTATCGTGAAGGAAAGGTGCATTTGTCTGCGGTACCTTTGGTGGATTATAGCCAGGATGAAGAGTGGGATTCTGACCAGATGAATTTTCAGATCAGCAGCAATGAACGGCCGGTAAATCATCTGATCTGCCTGGGAAAAGGAGACCTCAGTGAGCGGATGGTCCGGCATTTGTACATGGATGTGCGGGGAAATATATCAGAAACACAGACGTTTTTCGGCGTGGATGAAGTGACAGAGACTTACGACTATTCCAACGTGGAATCAGAGGAAGAGTTGATTACTGGCGGTACACAGCGACTGCAGGAAACTTGGGCGGCAGCAAATACGTTGGAAACAGATTTTGAAAATAATACAGAGTATGATGTCGGTGATATCGTGGGAGCACGGGAGACAATTACTGGAGTTACGATAAAACGAGACATCGTGAAAAAGATACTGAAAGTCAACAGCAGTGGCATCAATGTAGAATGCCAAATTGGAGAATAGGAGCGTGATGAAATGGCAGTGGAAATTATTACAGGGCACACCGGAAAAGAACATGTGACAGCGGAAGCAGCCGGAGCATTACATGCCGGAGTGATCGGAACAGGGAAATACGTCCTGGCCGGCGGTAATCAGTTTGCAGCGGAGATTGTATCAAATAACCTGATTAAGATTAAATCCGGTGAGCTGGTCAACCAGGGACGGCACATGCGCATCCCGGTGAACAGTTATGAGGAAGTGACCATTCAGAATGGTACGCAGAAGATGTACCGGAGTGATTTAATAGTGATGCGTTATAAAAAAGATACCAGTTTACAGGTAGAATCGGCGGAACTTGTGGTGATCAAAGGGAAAGCCAGTTCATCCATTCAGACGAGTGTTCCGAGTTATGTCAATGGAAACATTTTGTCCGGAGCAACGCAGGATGATTTCCCGTTGTACCGGGTATCACTGAGCGGTCTGACGATTACAAGCGTGACGAAGCTGTTTTCTGTGTCGCCGACAATCGAGATGTTGTCGAAACGGATGGACGATATCGGAAAGGTCAGTACGGCAAAGTTATTAACAGAATTTCAATGTGAAACCAACATGATCACTAAAACGGCGGATGGGATGGTTTCGCTGTCTGTGTATATGCACACGGGTGCTATCGGAGGCAATGCAGGAACGTGGTGGACTGTGCTTTCATAGTGATTTGATTTATAGACTGAATAAAAGAGAAATACCGGATGGAGG